CACGATCTTAGCGGTGGTGACATCGAAGGCAGCTCCACCGAAGGTACACACTACGTTGCTCACGCCGCCGCCTTCCGCCGAACGTAGTCGGCTTTGAACTGCTTCCACGTCGGGTACTTCGCGCGGAAGGCGCGCTGCGCTTTCGCCATGTCCTTGGTGTTGGTGATCTTCATGCCGCTCTTCTGGATGAATTCCGCCCCGCCGATCCACGGCCGTCGTAGGAAAGCCTGCCGAAGGTTTGCTACACGTCTACCGCTCATAGGCCCATCACCGCGTTGGTGCCGTTGCTGTAGAGGATCTTGTACCCTACGGCCGTCGCCGCGGCCGACAGCTCCATCATCCGGTCGCCGTCGTGCTCGACGACGCAACACGTTGGCTTAGCGCCCGAGCGCAGCATCGCATGAAACAGATCCACGCTGGTGCCTTCGGCGTCAATCGAGACGAAGGTGAAGCCACCAAACCACAGGTTGATGCTTTCCCAGGTCACAGGCATGACGGTCACCTTGCCCTTGTAGCCGGCGATACCCTCGCACTTGTCGTGATGCGTGGGATCTGAAGTGGACGTGCAATCAGCCGTCATCCACATCGTGAGCGGCGCCTGGTCGAGCGACATGGCTGCCTGGATGATCTGCACACGAGGCTCATTGCCGTACTCTTTCATCTGCCCAAGGATGGCGTCAGGCGACGGCTCGATGACGACGCCAGACCAGCCGCGTTCGAATAGCGCGCGAGAGTTACTGAACGTCTTCGGGTCCCACGCTCCGATGTCGAGAAACGTGCCCAGGTTCTTCTCGCCCTTGTCGAGCCGGAAGTACTTCAGGATGGCTTGCTCTTCGTCGTACTGCGAGTAGGTTTCAGGATACACGTCCATGCTCCACTTCTGCGACTGACGCAACCAGTGCCGACTCAAGATGTTCCCGTAACTCAGCGTCAGTTATTTTCATAGCGCGGGCCGATCCCACCCACAAGTTCAATAGTGTTTCTGCGCATATGGCTAGATCGACTCCAGACAGCACTGCCGACAACTGCTCCGCGAGTCTAGCCTGCGCCTGCCGATACTCTTCGATCGTTATTCGCTTGGGCATCAGATCTCCAGTGGTTCATGGCCGGGAAAGCCGGCCGCTTTGCGCTTCGCAAACAGCGCCTTAGATCGCTCCCAATCGCTCAACTTCGGGTCGTTGATCTTCGCTGCCCATTCTGGCATGTTGCGAACGTCGCCCGCGAGTCCAGTGTGTGTCTCGCTCTTGGGTTGCTTCGTAGCCCAGTGCTGGTGTGTCTGGATCAAGTCGCGGCGCTGCCAGAGCACGCTGAGCTTACGCGAGACTTCCTGCAACTCCTGATCGGCGAAGTTGTGATAGTAGCCGTTGTAGAGCGGCCCAGCGCCGTGGTACATGCGTCGGCAGAATTCGCGGCCCATCCATGGCGATCCGCAGATACGATCGATTACCGCCGAGCGGCCGGTGCCGTTGCAATCTTCGCACTTGGTCGGCAGATCCACCGGAGTCGCGTAAACGATGCGACCATACACCTGGCCGCTACCGTGGCACGTCGTACAGCGCCCTTCGCACCAGCGATCGCCGGTGGGTTGCATCACACCGAAGGTGTCAGGCCATGCCGCTGCCAGGCCCGCCGTGCTAAGTCCAGCCTCTTTGAACACTTCGGCAGGGCGCGCGTACCGCTCATGGAAGTACGCTTCACACTCAGCGGCGATCTCATCGGCGCGCTTGGTCGGATCGGGATAGTAATCGTCGCCACCAGTCACGAACCACTCAGCATCGGAGCACTCAGCCGCGACAACCTGCACCAGAATATTCACCGACCGCGCCCACCCTTGATAGCCGTGGACTGGGTACATTCGCATGCGGCTATCTGGAAAGCCAAACGGCCATCCATCGTCAGGCTCACGCGCAAGTGCCACGCAGTACCCCATATCCAGCCACGCGCCCAGGCAGGCGTCTAACTGTTCGTGGCCGCGTTTGCTCGGGATGACAAACCAGACGCTCAATCAGCCCGTCCCGTCATTGCCGCAGTGATCGCGCGACTCAACTCTTGCATGCCAGGATGCCGGAGGATCACCAGATGAAGCTGTTCAAGCTGGTAGCGCTTCAGAGTGACCGTGAATTCGTCTTGCGTTAACTCTTTGCTCGATTTGGTCGTCAGCTCAACTTTCACGGGTAGAGCACCTTTCCACAGAACGCGTCCCAATCCGGCACGCGCCGCCATTGCGGATTCTGCGCGAGCTGCGCCGGTGTCTGGTCGAAGATGACGGGGCAATTGTCGGCTTTGCCGTAGCCGCCCGTATTGCCGCCGTGGTACTCGGCAACCATCAGCGGTTCGGAGTGGCTCAGTTGAAAGCTCGTGACCGCATGGACGCCCGTTTGCGTCGGCCAGTGTGTCTCTTCGCCTTCCGTCTTGCCTTCATGAAAGTGCGACGCCGCCCAAACCCTGCGGCTGTAGCACAGCGACGAGCCCAGCACCCGGCCGGGAAGACGATAGGTGTAAGCCCACGCACCAGGAGCCCACCTACTGGCGCGCGTGTCAGCGATGACCATGTCCGAGAACCCAGTAGCCTCGACGCTTTGCAGCATGTCGATTTGCACCGCAAGCCGCTCGGGTGCCGACCAATCGTCAGAGTCCCAATGCGCGATCACGTCGGCACTGACCATGCTGTTTGCGGCGTTGCGCAGCGCGCCAATTCTCCGGCCGTTGGCTTCGTCGTGCACGTAGCGCATGTTTTGCTCGTTCGCACAGTGTGGCCCCAACTTCCACGGCTCGACGCCGGTGTCGTAGATCAGCAGGTACTTGTTCTCGTAGGTCTGCGACAGGAAGCACTTGACCGCGCGGTCGGTGAAGGGTTGCCGATCGGCCGTTAGTAGCACGCAACAGACTGAGGGAGTACTCATAAGCCGTCGCCGGAGCCGTCGCCGGAGCCGTAGCCGTCGCCGTAGCCGTCGCCGTAGCCGTCGCCGTAGCCGTAGCCGGAGCCGTCGCCGTAGCCGTAGCCGGAGCCGTCGCCGTCGCCGTAGCCGTAGCCGTAGCCGTAGCCGTAGCCGTCGCCGTAGCCGTCGCCGTAGCCGGAGCCGTCGCCGTAGCCGTAGCCGTCGCCGTAGCCGGAGCCGTCGCCGTAGCCGTAGCCGTAGCCGTCGCCGTAGCCGTCGCCGTCAAGCGTTAACGATAGTTCTTCCACTTGTCCTCTGCGCAATCAAGGGTGAACATGACCGCGCGTCCAGGAGCCACTACACGCGGGCACGGATCGAGCTTCGTAGCTGACAACGGGCCGTCGCTCGCGAGCTGACCCAAGCCCTTCTGCGTTCCCCAGAAGCGAACGCAACACGCGTCGTCGATCTGTAATTCGCCAGGATGCGCCGTCACGCGACCGACGAATACCCAGCCGCGATCCAGTACAACGATCTTCAGAGGCGCCGTTTCTACCGTCTTCGTTTTTGCCATGTTCGATAACGCTATCACAGACTCGCGCTTATGCGCAAGTACCAAAACGAAAGGCCAAGAGCATCGGTACTCCTGGCCTTTCTCCCCAAACGCACATGTACATCAGATCGGACTGATCTGCTGGATGTCGCTCAGCTGTATCCGCTGCTCAACCGGCTGCGGAAATAGCAGCTCAGTGATGGCGTACACCAGCGCATCCATCCGATCCGGCGACTTGCCAGCGCCAGGCACATACGTTGTCATCTGAGCTTCGAGCATGCTGAACACGCCGACGTGATGCACGCGGTTTTGCTCGTACGCGGCCGCGATCGGCTCGGCACGCGTGCGCTTGCCCTGCGATGCCCAGATTTTGGAGAACGGCGCGTTAGGCTCGGCGTTGCGGATGTTGGCTTCGACCAGGTCGCCACCGTTATTCACTTCCGCCACGATGCGCTCAGCTGGCCACTGTGGATGTCGCAGCACACCTGTCGCGGCTTTCGCCCACTCCAGCGGCGAGCCGCGCAGCGACAGGTCATCGAGCACCAGCACGTGCTGCGACAGGAGCAGCGCGGCAACCACGATGCCAGTCTCATCCGATCCATCTTCAGCGCTCACCGCTGGATCAACGGCGACAACCACCCTCACGATGTGAGTCCACCGCACGTCGGCCAGCTTGATGCGGTTGGCTTCGATCAGCGCTGAAGTCCACAAGGCGCCCGGTGTGTCTGTCAGGATCTCAGCGTTGATCTCTTGGCGCCCCAGCCTGGTTCCTTCGTAGGGCGCGATGACTCGCTTGATGAACGCGTCGGCAAGGTTGCGCTTGTTGTCGTAGCTCGACCCGCGGGTGATCACCGTGGAAGGATCGGCTACCAGCTCGTTCAGCCACTTCGAAGGCTTTGGCGTCGTCGTGATGATACCTTGCAAAATACTGGTTCGGACCCTGAAACCGAACATGATTTGATCCCACGCCTCTTGCAGGAACCTCCATGCACAGGCTTCGTCTCCCCAGAATTTTGTGAACTGTGGCCCACGAAGCCGCTCTGGCTCATCGGCGGATCTCGTGATACCGACAGCCCCAGACGGAAACAGGATGCGACGCTTGGATGGTTCCCACATCGGTTGCTGGTGCGGCGGGTAGCATTGCAGCAAGCCCGAGACGCCCTCGATCATCGTGTCGCGCACGTCGCCAGCAGTGGGGGCGATCATCAGAATGCGCTCTGCGGGATTCGCCGCCCATTCGCGCACTGTCTCAGCTCCCGTGCGCGTCTTGCCGAATCCGCGGCCGGCGAGAATCAGCCAGAAGAGCCATCCGGTGTTGCCGAGTGCGGCGCCTGGCGTCCCTGGTAGGAGTTGCTCTGGACGCCCGTTAAATCGCCAGTCGTAGAGCAACTCCGCGGCTTCGGCTTCGGTGACTTGGTCAAGTACCGCTTGGCGTATCGCTGGCGGTTGCAAGGCTAGCGATTCGGCTTGCGAGAGCATCGCGCGCGCTTCCCTCCACCTTGATGCCGTCAGGCGTTCTGACTTCGTGTTTCTGTGCGGCGTTGAAGTCCCAGCCCTTGGGCTGCATCGCGGCCGGGATCGATTCGAGGAACTTGATCATCAGCCGGTCAGACGGTTCGCCGTTCATGCCGCACGCTCGCTCGTAGGCGCAATCGACCATGTGCTGGATCGCGTAGCGGTGCGCTTCGAGAAAGCGCCGCTCGTAGTCCGGGTCTTGCATCCACGCACCGTGCCGGTGGCGATCCACTTCGGCGGCCGCTGACGCTTTGCTCACGCTGCCCGTCTTCGCGTACGCGGCGAGAAATGCCGCCTGATGGAGAACTTTGTCGGAACGGTCCGCGCGCGTGTGAGGCGGCGCGTTTTGGAAGGTTTCAGCGACGTCCTTAGGCTCGCCCATCACGCCGACCCGCGCGGGTAGCTCTGGGTCACGGCGCGCCAGCGGCCGCAGCACTTCGCCGCAGATGTCGCACTTGAAGACCTGGTTCGGTGCGCCATCGACATCAATGGCGCCATGTTTTGAGCAGTGCAGAGTCGCAGTCACTTGGGTTGATGCTACACCAGACGAGCGCTTACGCGCAACTACGGTGAGCGAAGGATTGCTCTCTTGAGCCAATCGAAATCGGTCGAGAGCTTCGTAAGGATCTTCTGGTTTTCGATGTGCTGCACTTCGCGCGCTCGCTCCGTCGTCTCCATCTGCCCTTCGAGTTCCTGAAACCGCGCATTGTCATGCGCCTCGTGATCGAGTAGCGTAGCTTTGACGCCGGCAACGCGGGCGTCGGCTGCCTTGTCGATCATCGCTTTCAGCATGAAGATCGCGCCGGGAACGACGATTGTGTTGACTAACCCGATCCCGATTGTGACCCATTCCCCCGTCGTGAGAGCCATCACACGTAAGACGCGAGTGTAACATGGATTGCTACGCGGATATTTAATGCACCGCGAAGGTGTTGACAGGACTGCCGATCGCGACGAGTATACAGCCCGTGCCGGCGTTGCAGATACCATTCAGCGCGATCGGTCCCAAGCCGCCGACGCTGACCGTGGCGCCTGGCAGGCTGGTCAGATCCGGCAACATGATGTACCAGCTTCCGGTGTTGTACTGCGCGATTGCCGGATTGAGCGAAGCCGTGTAAGCCTTGCTCGGCACGCAGCCGTTACAGTTCTGGCTGATGGCGTTCAGAACGTGATCGGCGCCAGCCTGGTCGTTTGAAAGCGTCTGCATGTAGGCGGCGTCGGCCGCGAAGGTCAGATTGATTCCACCGAGCGCTGGGTTGGGCGAGATCTGCGGCGTGACTCCGAGTCCCGGCACGATGTTCAGCGTGTTGCCGCAGCCGATGGCGTTACCGTTGACAAGAACGGTTACGCCGGCACACGCGGTGGTGGACGCTGGCGAGCTGGGTATCTGAGCGATCAGCGCCCAGGCCAAACCGAGCGTACCTACGACCCCTAAGATAGCCGCCACTCCTACAACTCTGTCGTCGTGTTTCATCAGTTTGGCGGATGCGTGCAAAACAGTGGTGGCGGAAAGTGCAAGAGCCTACTTAGCGCTAGCAGCGCTTGACAAAGGGGCGTCTGGGACAGAAAACGGTACAGTCGCCTGAGCGATGGGACTGTCAGCCGACACACCCGCCGCATCTGTGGCTGTGACCGCGTAGCAGTAGGTCACACCTTCCGTAAGAATGCTCGTGGACGGCGAAGTGTTCGAATCGACGTACGTGTACGTGGCGAGCGCGGCCGTGATCGTCGGTGTCGTCGTCGCGAGCTGAGTGAAAGTCGTCACGGCTGGGCAAGTCGTTCCTGACGCGGTGGCTTTGAAAACGGTGAAGCCAGTCGCCAGGCCATTGCAGACCGGTGGCGTCGCTGAGGTGCATTGCGCCCACTGCCAGGTGAGCGTCACGGTGTGCGCTGGCGCCTGAGCGGACAAGAGCGGCGCGGCGAGAAAGGCCAGGGCGAGCAGCAGGTACTTCGTCATGGGTGGAATTGTATCACGCTTCATGAGCCGCGCAAGCCGCGCATGCCGTACTCGTCACGCGGCGTCGTGATCGGTTTGTCGCCGACCCACTTGTTGTGGTTGTAAATCCTCTCCGGAACTAGCCCAGCGGCTTTCGGCCGCGGCCGGCCGGCCATCACCCAGCGATCATAACGCTCGTCGGCTTGCAGCTTGATCTAGAGGCAGCGCCACGCGGCGTAGCTCTTGATGCCAGTGGCCATCGGGTGCGTGTTCTCCTGCGTTGGGTGAAGACTCATAGTGCGATGTGTTGGAGCATCTGTCGGCCGATGAATTCGCTGTACGCCGGAGGAATTGATTCAGCCAACTCCTCCCGGTTCATCCAGTCTATTCCCATCGCGGCCCGTTTTTGATCGACGCTGTGGTTTGGATGTAGCCCACGCTTCATCCGGGCTCGGCGGGTCCATGATGGGGTGCCATGACCCACCACTGTCACGAGGTCAGCGGCGTGTGCGCAGCTGTTGGAGAGCTGAAAATCGCCGTTGAATAACTCAAACCCACGATGTCTGGCAACCTTCAGACCGAACATTGAGCCGCAGAGAACCAGATGGGCGGTGATTGGGGCGCCAGGCACGTTCTCTATCACCCATGGTAGGCCAGACGCTTGCAAACGCTCTCGTGTTGGCGCAATCAATTCTGGGTAAACTTTGCCGTCTCGCCGCTGGTTTCGGCCTGCGACGGTCCAAGCCTGACATGGTGGGGAAGCCCAGATAAAATCGTATCCCACCAGCGGAAACGTCAGTGCATCCGCCTGGTAGAAAGCATCTCCGCAGTAACGCGGCTGAGGCTCGATGTCAACGCCCGTCACGTGGAAGCCAGCCTGCTGAAGCCCCTTAGTTGCTCCGCCAGCTCCACAGAAGAGATCCAGCGCGCGCGGCTTCACGCGCGCCCCGTCGCGGCCAGGTATTCGGCCCGCCGATCTACCCAACTCTCACCCACCCGCCGTCTAAGCCGTCTGCGGCGCGCTACAGGCTTTCGCGGCTCAGGGGGTAGCTCGGGTGCCTCCAGCGCCGCGTGCGCTTGCTGGACCGCAGCTTTGTAACGCTGCCAGTCCCACGTGCGGATGATGAGATGTGGCCTGGCGTCCGGCGATTGCCAGTGCAGCGTGTAGAGCAGCCCAGTAACCGCGCCCTCAATCAGCAGCGGCCGCAGCGCGCGCCGCATGGCCGCGAGCGAGCGGGCTATGATCTCGTCTGTGGTTTCTTGGATTCCGCCATTCACGCTGTTTTGCTCCATTCCAGCCGCACGCGCTCTACGATAGCCTGCACGTAAGCCTCGCGGTTTCGGGCGCGCGATATAGCATCGTGAGAGGCCCGCAGCGCATCCCGGCATGCCTGCCACTCTGGGTTCAGGATCGTTCGTCCGCCTGGCGTCTGAATGGTTTGATTAGGCAGTTGCCGAAAATGCGACCAAGCCCTGCTCGCTGGTTTCCTCTCCGAAGGAGTTAAACCCGAAGGTTCTTCCTTTACTGGTGGGGCCATTGGTGGGGCCATTGGTGGGGCCAACTCCTTTAGGATCTCATAGACAGAAGTGCGGTTAGGACGCCGGATGGATTTGACGAAACCACCAGCAACCAACTCCGCGAGCCAGCGTTTAACCGAGCGAATCGAAGCCCTGATGGATTGGGCGAGTTTCGATGCCAGCCAAGCCTGGCCAGCTTCGCATCGACCGAGCTTGCCTCTGTGGATAAGTCTGTGGATCAGGTGGAAAAGCGACGAAGCGCCGCGAGACATCTGAGACCTTTCTGTTCCGGCCGGGGTCTCAGATCCGGCCGGATACCAATGTCGGTCAAAAGCGGGATCAGCGCAATTGATTCGCTCCGACACCTGTAGTTTAGCGCGAAACTGAGATCTTACACCAGTACCATTTTGGTGTCAATCACGTTTCGCGCCGTTGATCTGGGACCACGCCAACGCGACGGCCAAAGCGCTCCACAGATCGCCGCTAATGCCGTACAGCGGCCCTGGTGCCTTCTTGTGGCCCATCGCAGCCGCCTTGCCGCCGTACAGGTCAAGAATGGCCGCTCTAATATTAGCGTCCTTGGCTCGGCTATCGTGGCACAGCGCCATCTTCACATCCAGCCGCTTCAGGCGGTAGGTTTGGTCGAGCCCGTAGGCTTCCGCGAAGATCCCTGACCAATACACCGTCTCGAATACCTCGGCGCCCACAGCCATGCCAAACGATGCCATCTGCTCGATCACAAGGCACGCCAGCGAATCGTGTGGGTATCCGGCCAGTTGGCCACGTACATCGGCGTTCGGTGCGTAAATGTGATCGGTGACCGCGCGGCACGCGGCGTCGAACACCACCAGGGCCGAACTCCCGGGCCCCGGATCGAGACCGATCACGAACCTAGTCATCCACCAGCGTGGCTTGTCGCCGCTCTTCGTCGAGCGTCACGCCGTCTGCATCCACCAGCGAGGTTTGCTCGGCTTGCTTGGTGTAGCTGATCTCAAGCGATGCCTTCGCTTGGCCGGCGTTGGTCATGTACTCTTCGAGATACCGGCACCCTTCGGTGTCGGCAAAACCCACCTTGAACCGCAGCTCGATCCTATGGCCCTTGCCGCGCGTGCCCTCCGATTCGAGACGAAACGCTTCGAAGGAATGCACCAGGTTGATCTCAAAGGTGGTAGTCCACTTCGACAGCGGGCCATCCTTGGGCGTGAGCTTCATGTTGCGCGCCGCCAGCTCGCCTTCGAGTTTTACAGACGTGGCCCCGGGCGGGAAGCCGTTCCAGCCCATGTGGTCTCCGATGGACTTCGGGAAAGTGGAGACGAAGGCGGCTTCACCTCCGTTCTTGTCGCGGTTGAAGCTTTTCAGCGTAACCGTGGGAAAGTTCAATAAGTCGCTCACTTGATCTCCAATCTGTGTTTGTCCTCTATCAGCCGACATCCAGGGACGCCCACGCCAGCTTTCAGCTCATCCTTTACCTTTTGCAGCATCACTTCTGGCGCGCCTTGCTTTGCGTCCATCATCTCGCCGAACAGCTCCGAGCCTTTGGTTTCGGTCATCATCACGCGCGTCTGTAGCCGCTGCCACAGGTCCGCTGAGAACGTTACCGTGAGCCGCTTGTACGGGTCGGGAACGAGATCGGGCTGGGCCACATCCACGCTCGCGGGATTCTTCTTGCGGAAGAGCGTTACGTGTTGCCCTTCGATGCGCTTCTGATCGGCGCGTGTCATAAGCTCCAGCACGCGCTGTTCAAGGTATTGGCGCGCCTGGATGCGCTGCTGGCGTCTATCCCGGATGCGGGCCATCTCTCGCGCGTCGGCTTCCTCCATCGCTTCCAACTGGCGGATGATGTTCGCCACTTCGTCGGCGCGGTTGGCGAGCGCTTGCGGGAGATAGTTCGCGATCTGGGCGTCGAGCGCCTCGACGGACGCCGCAATCTCTTGGGGCGTCATCTCGGTATCGGCCTGCAAGTCTTCGCGGGCGTGTAGGAGCTGGAGTAGTTCGAGGTCGATCTTGTAGAGCGAAAGCGTAGGTACGGCGTTCATTTCGACGACCCTCCGAACACGTCAGGCTGACCGGCGTCACGCTGGATCTCTTCCTGTATCAGCTCGGCTTGCGTTATCCGCTTCGTGCCCGCGTCCTTGCGCCGCACTCGCTTTGGCTTCGACGCTTCGCGCATTTCAAGTATCCCTTCGACGACGCGAAAGGTGTCGCGCGCTTGCGCCAGGTCCACCGTCTTGAACCACTGGCGTACGTCCATTTCGTCAAGCTCAGGCATTGGTCACTTCTTCCTGCGGGAACAGCTCGCCCGGTAGCTCACCGTCCGTCGCCTTCGTCAACTGCGCCTGCCATTCGTCGGCCACCGTCCACATTTCGAGCAGGCACGCCTTGTACTCCTCCACCGTGCTTGACGTGGTGATCCCGTGCCGTTTCTGGATGGCCTTGTACTCGGCTTCGCCGGCGTCCGAGAGCGCCGTCATGCGAGCTTTCAGCAAGTCGAAGGCTTGCTTCGCGTACCCAGGCTTGTGTAGTCCCTGGAATAGCACTCGCAGCGGCGCCGGTACTTCTGGTGCGGGCGCGGCCTGTGCTGGAGGCGATGGGGGATTCTCCACCGCTGGCGATTCCGCCGCGCCCTTCTGCTCCGCATCACCGCGCGGAACTTCGGCGGCTGGCGATCCCAGCCATGTCTTGAGAACCTCAGCCATCTCGCGGCCCGGTCGGTTGATCGACTTGCCGGTCAGGTCCGAGCAGCGCGTTTTGGTGATCGTCATCGTGTTGTCTTGATCGATGTCGCCGCACACGTCGAATTCAAACTCGATCCCATCGCGCATGACGGGTTGCAGCCCGATCTTGCGCGGAACCTGTTTGCCGTCCTTGTCCTTCTCGACAACCCATTCCGTTTTGGTCCGCATCGAAACCAGGATGTGGATCGGCGCGGTAAGCATCTTGTCTACCAGCGCATTGTGGTAGGGCGTTACGGTCTTCCATGCCGCGAAGCTGTTGCCACTGCGCGATTGCTTGGCCGCGTTGTCCACCAGCTCCAGCTCGCCGCCAGGTCCCATCCAGTAATGCGAGAGCGAGTCTACGGCGACGGCCGCGTAACCGGCTTTGACAGCTGCGTCTATGGTTTTGATCAGGTCGCGCGGGTCGAAGACGCTCGGCTCATCCACGTCGAAGACGAAGTGAGAAGGGTCCGCGCACTCGGCGGTGCAAGCCGGGGTGTGGGCGTACTTTGAGGCTGAACCGTGCTCGGTATCGACGACGGCTACTTTGCCGCCTTGCGCCAACTCGGTTGCGAGCTTTAACAGCGTGAAGGTTTTGCCAGAGCCGGCCGGTCCACTGACCGCGAAGCGCAGCTTGGCATTGTATTTGACAGCAGGTTTGAATGCCATTTTGTTTTCTCCAGTGTTTCGATTCTGCGCCCGAAACGTGCGCCGATCAATCGGACGAAGGTACTAGCACGTTTTGTTTTTCAACATCTGCTCGAACACCCGCACGGCGCCTTCGAACGTCATCGCCTTTTCCATCCACCCACCGCACGGGCATACAACATTCCAGCCGATGGCGGCCTTGTAGATTCTGTACTTACGCATCCCAGCGCTCGGACCTATTCCGCAACAGCTGGTCTTGATTGAAGTTCGACAGGTCGATGTATCGCGTGGTGCGCGGCGCGTGATCCCGTAGCCGCTCGATCATCCGTAGCCGAAGGCGGCGCGATCGCCGGCGACGATCCGCGCAAGCCACGATGTACGCAAAAAGCAAGATCCCTGAAACGAGTAACATGACTATTCCTCCCCTTCTGAAGTGCTCACAGATGGAGCGTGGACGCCACCAGGCAGACGGGTGGCCGAGCTGGCCGGCAAGACACTTGCCCCATCTGTCAACACTTCAGCCGCTTCGACGCGCTTCTGGCCACTGTTGGCGACACGCGGGTCGGCCGCTTCCTCGAAAGCCTCAGCCCAGTTGCAGCTGTGGCACAACACCGTTACGCCCTGCTCGCGCGACTTGCCTGTCACCAGGTTGCAGCGACGGCAGTGGATCGGCCAGTACACGATGCCGCCGATGGTCTTCAGCTTTTCGACCAACTCAGCCGGCGTCAGAGCTTTGATTTCGGTAGCGGTCATGTTACTCGTTCTCCTTTCGCCCTTCCTCGATCACCTTGAGATGGCGATCCCAGCAGGACGTGTGCCAGGCTTCGCCGTCTTCTTCGTGCGATCCACCGAACACCCCGCACCATGGGCAGCGCCGCATATCAGGTTTCTCCATGACCCATTGTGGAGCTACTAGCGCTTTTGCGCAAGTATCAAAACAACCCTAACTTTGCCTGAGAGTGGATCTAGTACAATCACCCTATGACACTTCTCGAAGCCATGGCCAAGCAGGAAGGTTTCGGTGTCGCGGGCGCGCGGCCCACCCGCAATAACAATCCTGGTGATCTGGAATACGGTCCCTTCGCCGTCGCGAATGGCGCGACGGGAACGGATGGACGCTTCGCGATCTTCCCCGACTCTGACACGGGCTTTGCGGCGATGAAGGCGCTGCTGGTGGAGCGCTACCGAGGGTTGACGGTGTCCGAGGCGCTGAACAAGTACGCGCCACCCGTCGAGAATGAGACCAACGTGTACCTTCAGCACGTGTGCGAGTGGTCCGGGTGCCAGCCAGACGAGGATCTTGAGACGGCGCTAAACGCCTAGCTCCGGGTCTATCTCGCCATCCAGCCCGTATACCAGCCGGTAGTGCTCGACGGTGCGAAGGTTTACATCGTAAAGTGTGCTGCAGTCTGTGGGTGCCACTTCTGGCGCGCGCTGCAGGTGAAGGCTTTCTTTCATGCTTCGATTCTGCCATCGAAGTTTCGCCGATGGAATCGGTGAATCGTCCTAGTACGGACTAAAAAAGCCCTGAGCATTCGCCCAGGGCCTCGATTGATTCTTCCATCCGAAAAGGATGCAGTAGTGGAACGATGGTACTACGGCGCGGGTGGCGGCGCAACGGGCGTCGGCGTCGCCGTCTGATGCGCGGCAATCCAGGCTTGCATGTTCTGGATGTCGGTCGCCGATGCCTTCTCAGCGCTCGAAATGATGACCGTGGTGCCGCCCTGGTCGTTCTTGATCAACAGCACCAGGTTGGTCACGGCCGGGATAGCGGCATTGACTAAAGCGAGGATGGCCTGGATGTTCACGATTTCACCGCCGAGATGATGGCGATCGCACCGGTCAGCACCGTCTGTGCCGTGGTGAGTGCCAGGATGATCTTCTGCTTAGTGGCAGCGTCCTTGATGCCCACGAAGCCGCCCTGGATCGCGTTGGTTAAGGCGGTGTTCACGGGTGCCAGCACGTTGCCCAAGCCAGCGATACCTGACGTAGTCGGCGCCGCGGCGATCGCAGCGGTGGCCGTTTCCGCCTGCTGGTTGGCCTGTTCTATCGTGATCAGGACGTTGACCACGGCCGTAGCGTCGGCTAGGCTGATGACGCCGGACGATTGCGCCTGCGTCGTGATGGTGAATGCCGAGCTACAGCCGAGCGAGATGGCAGCCTCAGCTTTCGCTGCGGCCGATAGTGCGCTGTTGCTGCACGCGGCCAGTGCCGCGCACGCGAGCAAAGCGATCGAAGCTGTGATGGTTCTATAGCGTGTCATTGTCCTCCTATGTTCCCAGAATCAGCTGCTTGAGCGTCAAGCCGCCAGTGATCTCGGGATGCTGCATGTAGTAGTTCAACTCGCCTACAGAGTGGTATTCGCCCCATGCCGGCGAAGTCGGCTGGGTCCCGAAGGCCACGAGCAGGTAGAGCTGCCCGTCACCCTGTGGCACGCCAGCGGCCTGCCACTCCGATTTGGGGACGGCGAGATACTGGCCGGCGTTATTCATCTCGACGTACAGCTGGCCGTTGGGGACGCCTTGCGCGGCTGCGAGAGCAATGATGCGGTTGCCGGTGGACACGATTGCAAGGTCCATCGGATTGCCTGGTACGACAGGTGTCATGCGTGTTACTCCTTTTTGAGTCTCGGGTCTTTCTTCAGCCGCTCAGCGGCCGCTGGGTTGTTCTTCAGCTCTTCGATGGCCAGGCGCAAACCAAACGATGCGATGTTGGCAATTGTGGATTTGTGACGGTGGGCTAAGGCGGTTGCTTGGGAGTGAAGTGATTCTGGGATGTAGGCGTTTACTTTGCGATCGGCCATCCAACGAAGTGTATCACATTCGCGCGAAAGCGCTACTTGGCGAGCCGCGCGATACCCGCCTCTGTCAGTTGCCACTTGCCTTTGTTGTCGAGTTGCGCCAAGTCCTGTTCCGCCAGATTCGCCAGCTCGAATTTCAGATCGAGTTCCAGCCCCTTGGCTTGCAGTTCCGAGACGGTTCGCGGTTCGCGTAGCAGCAACCTGAGGCGGTTCTGGGCTTCCGACAGCTGCGTCACTTTCACGAACACGTCGCCGTTCACG